TCATTGCAATTTGTGGGCGCGCCGTTTGTATTTGGTTTATCACAACTTGGCGCTAACTGCGGTGCAGTATCACCACATAGTGCAGTTGATGTTAATGGCACTACGTTTTGGATGAGTCAAAATGCTTTTTATATGTTTGATGGTGGTATTAAAAAAATGCCGTGTAGTGTACAAGACTATGTGTTTGATGATTTTAGTTCTACACAACAACAACTAGTTTACACTGGTATTAATACTGATTTTAATGAAGTTTCTTGGTTTTATGCTAGTAAAAACTCTAACTTTATTGATCGTAATGTAACTTATAATTATTTAGAAAATGTTTGGTACACTAATAATTTAGCTAGGACTACTTGGCTAGATAGAGGTGTGTATGAATTACCTTACGCTACAGAATATGAACCAACTGAAACTGGAACTGTACCAACAGTGCTTGGGCTAACCGATGGTGCTTCTGTAGTTTATTTACATGAAAATGGTTTTAATAATGACACAGCAGCGTTACCTTGTTTTTTACAATCAGGAGATGTAGATATAGAAGACGGCGAACAAATTTTGTCAATTAATAGATTTGTACCAGATTTTAAAAATCAAAAAGGTAATGCTGATGTACTATTAAGTTTTAAAGATTATAACTCTGTGTCTAATGAAACAACTGTAGACGGTACAATTACTAGTAGTGCTACCACAATTACTTTAACAGACTCAAGTAATTTTCCTAGTACAGGAACTATTTTAATAGGCACTGAATTAATTACTTACACTGCTAATAATAGTAATACTAATGTACTAACTGGTTGTACTCGTGGCACCAATTCTACTACCGCAGTTGCGCATGTTGATAATAAAAAAGTTACTAATTATAGCACCACCAGGATTAATAGATCAACTGTTACTCCAACTACCACTAAAGTAGATACTCGTGGTCGTGGTCGGCAAGCCAATGTATTAATATCTAGTGAGGATCTTAATGACACTTGGCGTTTTGGTACTCTTAGATTAGAAATTAAACCAGACGGAGGTAGATAATGGCACAAATAATTGTAGGTAGATTACCACAGAGCAACACCGGAATAGTAGATTCTCCAACTTTTAACACGCTTATTAAAGAGCTTGAACAAGTAGTACAACAATTAAATTTTGGTTATCAACAAGACACCAAAGACGAAACATTAGCGAGGAACTGGTTCATTGGCTGATTTATTTTTAAATAAAAAAGTAGACTTAACTACTACCGATAATACTTTGCTGTATACCGTGCCTACTAGCACTGTAACTGTAGTTAGATCAATTTTAGTATCTAATGATGACGCTAGTAATCCCTGTGAAATAACCGTAACACTATTAAATAGTAGTGATACAGTATTTAGTTTATTTAAACAAAAAGATATAGGTGCTAAAACTACAGAAGAATTGTTAACTAACACCTTAGTATTAAATGAAGATGAAGAGCTTAGAGTACAAGCAGAAAATGCCAATGATTTACATGTAGTACTGTCAGCATTAGAGGTATCTTAATGCGGCTAATTAAAAAAGGTAAACCTATCACTTATAAGACTGTAGATGGCCAACAAATACCGGTAATACAGCCAGAAGTTTATCAGAGAATCTATTGCAAAAATTGTGATTATGAGGTAAATTCAGAAGAACAGGCAATCGGCACCTGCCCACAGTGTGGACAACTATGGTCCACCACCAAAGCTGTAGATATTAAAGTTAACATATTAGAAATGCCACCTATAGGTGCGGAATCAGGAGAATAAATGGCTTTTGGAATTGGCGGTAAATTAAAAGATTTTTTAGGCAGTGCAGCTAATAAAGTAGCTGACAAAATTGTTCCTAAAGAGTTGGCACCTTTTTTACCATTACTTGCTCCAGTATTCATGGGCCCACAAGCGGGGATCATGTCGCGTTATTTAATGCCACAATTATTAACAGCTTTATCATCAGGTAAAACTGCTGGTGATATTAGTGGTACTGGTCAAGTTTTAACTGGACTTGGTAGTTTGTTATCTGATCCACGTAGACTAGCTTTATCACAACAAACTGATCCGGTCGCTGCAACAGCAGGAAATAATCAAAGTCCATTTATAGAATCTAAAGAACAACTTGTTCCAAGAGAAGATTTTATAGGTATTCCGTCTGATGGAGGAATGGGCGTACCTCAACTTGAACTTAAAGATGTAAATATTCCAAGAATGCCTAATCCAGATTATATTGCACCAACTGCTGCTATACCTTCACAACCTATATATGATATTTCACAAATAGATAATCCAACTTTGATAGACTATCTTAAAACCGGTGTCAACGAAGCACAAGATTTCATGCAAGGTTTAAATACAGCTAATACTTATCCTGGCGGACCAGAAGTTGTTGATGCTGCCGGTAATGCAGTGTTAGTTAGAGATGCCGGGTTTATGCAAAACTTACCACGACGTGCAGTTATGCAAGGCATACAAAGTATTGGACCAGCATCAACTGCTATTGATAAATATAAAGCTGATCAAGATGCCGAAGCAGCTAGATTAGCAGAAGAGCAAGAAGCTTATAATAATGCAGTTGCTGAATTAGGTAGATACTATAGTTCTTTAGCTGACCCTGATGAAAGATTTGGATCCTACTATAATCAAGGTGGCCGTGTAAATAAAAACGTGGGCGGCATCATGAACAACATGGGTAGCATTCCACAAACACTTAATATACCAGAAGGCATGCAACTAGATGGTCGCGGTGGTGGTTTTATCCCAATGGGCGCACAAGAAAAAAAAGATGATGTGCCAGCGATGCTAGCAAAAAATGAATTTGTCATGACGTCAGATGCAGTTAGAGCCGCGGGTGGTGGTAGTATTGAAAAAGGGGCACAACGCATGTATGACATGATGAACCAATTGGAAGCACAAGTATAATGAACGAAAAATTAATAGATTTATTAGTACAAAGCGGCATGTCACCATTAGATGCAATGATGAAAGCACGTGAAGTATCACAAGATCCAACTTTACTAGATGAATTAATGAACATGGAGACGTTATCTCAATCACAGATTTATCAAGAAGGTGGTCGTGTTAAAATGCAACAAGGTGGTCAAACCAATACCGATCCAACTTATCAAGAAATAGTAGATAAGATTATGGAATCGTACCCAGAGGGTACAGAAATGGATATTGAAAGAAGGGAGCCACAGCTAGAAGCATTAATTCAAGCGTTTGGTCCACAACTAGCTGACGCTTTAGGCACACCATTAAAACCAACTGAAGGTGGTGTAAATGTTTCTGGTCAAGCGTATGATGCTTATGCACCAGAATCTGCTGGTCAAAACCAATTACAACAAGCAGCTATAAATGCAGCGTTAGCGCAAGCTGGTTTTGGTGAAGGTACATTTGGAGAAGATGGTGGTCTTACTGCTATTGGTGCAAGATTATCCGGCGATGCAGGGTTAGGTGGTTTTCAACCGTTTTTAAATCAAGCCGCAGCAGATGCAAAAGCAGCAGGCGCAGCAGCAACAGCGGGTCAAGACGCGGGGATCGCGGGTATTAACGAAGCACAAAGATTACAAGGTTTAATGGCAGATTCTGCAATAGCAGGTCAAGGTGCAGGAGCACAGGCTTTAGCCAATGCACAAGCACAAGCAAATTTAATGTCACAAGCAGGTATATTGGGTCAAGGAGCGGGCGACGCGGATTTAGCAGCAGCTAGAGGCTTTACCGGACCAGATGCTTTTCAACAATTTATGTCACCATATCAACAAGAAGTTATTGACACTACTATGGCTGATTACAAAGCAGAATTACAAAGACAACAAGCTCAACTAGGTCTTGGTGCGGGTAGCGCATTTGGCGGTAGTCGTTTTGGTGTGGCACAAGGTGAGCTTGGTGCACAAGGTGCACAAGGTTTAGCTAGAACTTTAGCTGGTTTACGACAGCAAGGCTTTACACAAGCGCAGCAATTAGCGGCGCAAGCAGCGCAACAACGTATGGCTGCAGGTCAACAAGCAATGCAACAAGCGGGACAAAATGTTGGCTTATTAGGACAAGGTTTATCAGGTCAACAAAGTCAAGCGCAAAATTTACAACAACAAGCTGCGCAAAACTTAGGTTTGTTAGGACAACCAGCACAAACAGCGTTAGCTGGTTCACAAGCAGCACAACAACAAGCCTTACAAAACGTCGGGTTACTAGGGCAGACCGGACAAATGCAAACTGGACTAGCATCCTTACAACCACAACTAGCAGCACAAAATATTGGCCAGCTAGGACAACTAGGTTCACAACAACAACAACAAGCACAAGCAAGATTAGACACAACAGCGCAAGCTAACAAGATGATAGCTTTTGAGCCTTACGATAGAATGGGCTTCTTTGGACAACAAGTTGCTGGTATTGGTGGTGGCTATCCAGGACAAACTACTTTCTCAACTCAACAAGCACAAGCTGGTATTAATCCGATGATGCAATTATTTGGTATAGGTGCAACTGCACTAGGTGGTATTGGTAATTTAGCTAGCACATTTGGATACGGCAACCCAACAAGGTAAAAATATGGCATACACATTACAAAGAAAAATGTTTAAACTTGGCGGCAGCGTAGCACACGGTGGTGGCATTACCGCTAACTTAAAAAACCCAAACAGAACATCAATGAAAAAAGGTGGTAAAGTTGCACCAATTGGTCAAGTGGGTAAAGGTCCATTATATATGAAAGGCCCTGATGGTAAAATGAGAGAGATGCAAAATCCCTTAGCTTTAATTCTTGGAGGCGCTGGGTTGTTATCACGAGGAATACCTTTAGCAACTCGAGCGGCTAAATTTTTAATGCCACGAGGTTCACAAGCTTTAATTCAAGCAGGTAGAAAACGTTCATTAGATCCTATTAAAAATTATTTAAATTTTGGACAAGCTAGCGGAGCTAGTGCGGCACAAAAAGCAGCTGCTATAAAAAAAGCTATGGAGACAGGACGGGCTGCAACAATGAAATCAGGCATACCTGTGAAACTTGGTCGAGGTGTATTTGGTTTAGGTACAGGAGCAGCAGGATTAGCTGGTTTAGGTGTTGGTTTACCTTCAGCTTTACTATCAACAGAAGGACCTGACGATACAAATTTTGAAAAAATTACAAGAGCAATAGGTAGAACAGGTGTGGATTTAAGTGGTCCTGGTCTTGCAACTAATCTAGTACAACGACTTAGAGGCACAGCAACAGAACCTAAAGAAACTAGTTTATATAATTTAATTTCTGGAAAAGAAACTGGTCCTGCAGAAGTGCCTAAATCAGAAACACGTAAAGTTGCAACTAAACAAGTTTCTGAAATGGAAAAATTAAAAAACCAAGCACTAGAGAGAAAAGAGTTATATGAATCATTAATGTATGAGCCAGATAAATTAGCGCTAGCTAGTAACGCTTTACTATCTGCAGGAACCTCTGCGCTACGTGGTGATGAATTAGCTGATGTTGTAGAAGCTGGCTTTAGCCCAATTAACACTGAAGCTGCAAGACGTAGAGAGATTGAAAGTGCTTCATCACAACAAGCTATAACTGATATACTAAATGATAAAGCGACAAGACAAGCAATATTAGCTGAAGTTGCTAAGAGTGGTGACACTAGAGCTATTGCTAGAGTTAAAAAATTCTTTGATGCTTCTGATCAAGGCGTTGATGATGCATTACCGATGAATGCTAAAGGTGCAATGGATACAACACAAATGCGTGCCGGCACTATTTACGCTGACGTTGAAAATGCCACTGGTAAATTGTTTGTAGCGGTCAACGAATCGGGCAGCGAGATAAAACAATTTGATACAATAGAGGAAGCTATCGAACACTCACAGAAACCGTAGGAGATAGTATGGTTGCGTTAACACTTGTAAAACCTTTAGTTCCAAAAATTTATTCTTTAGCTAAAAAAGCAGGAACAGCTTTAAAAAAATATACTCCAAATCAGTACAAAAATACTGGCACTGAGGCGTATAAACATAGAAAACAAACCTTAGATAGTTTTTATAATGATTTTAAAAACATACAGGGTAGAGAACCAAATCGTTCTGAATATACTTCTTTGTTAAAATTTGGTGATGTTAGAGGATTAAGTGCAAACGAAACTAGATTACAAAATCCTGGAATGAAATTTTTTAAAAACAGAACACCCGAACAATTATCACTAAAAAGTCAAGAACGAAAAAAATTTTTTGATGCAAACAGAAAACAAAGAAAATATACTGAACCAACTTTATTTACTGAAAGTTTAACACCAGGTAAAAAAGCAAAACTTAAAGGTGTTCTTTTTGCTAATGACAAACAACAACAAAAGTTTGATAAACTTTTAGATGAGTTTTATGAATCACCGTCAGGACAAGCACCTAAAAGAGTATTAGATAAATTTATACCTTTTTTTAAAAAAGGCACGGATCCTGAATATATTTCAAGAGTTAGAACTACTAGGGGAAGACAATTAAACAAAACATTTAAACCTATGAATAAAAGAACCACAGCTTTAAGTACAAGCGTTCCTTCTTCAATGTTAAAATATAAAAAAATGGCATCTAGTATGGACGAACAATTAGACGCTGCGCATTTACAAGGTAAAAATGCTGCTCTGTCAAAATACGCCGTAGCAAAACAAGATCTTCCAGAAATGATGCCGAAATACACCGACGCTACGTTTTTTTCTAATAGGGGTATAAAATTAAAACCTAGCTATTTAACAACTAAAGAAAGAAATCAAAAAATACACGTTAGACAAGAAAAAGATTTATTAGAATTATTAGATAATAGAAATGGTTTTTTAGAGGGGGCAACTAATGCTAAAACTAACGCGGATAAAAAATTATTTTTTGATGGATTAAAAAGAAATCAAAAATTAATTGATGAATTAAATGATGAAATGATATCCTACAGAAATTTAAGTGTCATTAAAGATCCTATAACAGGTAATATTAAATATTATGGAAAAGAACCAGAATCAGTTAGTAAAATTTTAAATTTAAAGAAAAATATTTCTGGTACTACTCCGGACATACCCATAGGTGTTAAAGATGGTGGTCGTATAAAATTAAAAGACGGTGGCAATGTAGAGAAAGCTAATGTTGATGATGTGTTTAGACAGTATTTAAACTTAGGTGGTATTGCCGGCGATAAGTCTAGTAATCTTGGTAGCACTAGAGTAAGTAATTTTGGTGGCATTCAACAACGTAGCAACGATAAGGTAGGTACTATACAAAGTTTATTATCTGGTATTGCTGCTGGTTTAATTGACATACCTAAAGGTGCCTTTACTCTTGGCGCATCACTAATGGATTTAGGTATGGGCACTAACAATGCAGCTAAAGTAGAGAGTTATTTTGATGACCTAACTACTTTTGATGAAAAAGCTGAAGCTACCACTGCTGGTAGTTTAGCAAGAATATTTACTAATTTAGGTATTCCAGGATCACAAGGTTGGAAGTTAGGTAGTGCGCTAGCAAAGAGAGCAGTAACTTCTAAACGTGCTGGTAATTATTTTAAAATATCTCGACCAGATATGGAAGGCCGAATGCAAGAAGCGTTGACCACGGGTGGTAAACTATTGACCACAGCCGGTGGCGCTGCAGGTATTGGTGTTGCTGATGCTATCTTTGTCGGTGATCCAGAATCTGTCGGCACATTGGGTGATGCATTTAGTGTTGGACCTACACAATTAGATCCTAATAGTGACACGGACCCATCAAGAGAAATACTAAACAGGATAAAATTTGGATTAGATAGTTCACTAATGTTAGGTGTAGTGGCTGGCACTGGCTCTGCTATTGGTAAAGTTATTGCTAGAAACAAAGGCCTAGAGTCTAATAACAAAGTTCTTGATAAATTATTTTCTAAACTTAGACCACGTGGTGACAAGCCGCAAGAATTTTTTAATTTAGAACGACAACAAATAGGTATTAGACAAGCAGATTTAAATCGGGCTACTGAGTTACAACGAAACGTGGATCGTCATATTGATAAAATATTTCCGTTTGTAAAAGGTGCATTAAACAGAACTAAAACTACTGACCGTGCTGATCTTATGAAACAATTAAACGAAACATTATTGTCCGGTGAATTAATTGATGATGTTGCTGGTGGCCTTAAATTTACACCAATAGATGAAACTAGTCGTGCTGCGTCTATAAAAAAATTAAAATCTTTAGGTGCCGGTAAAAAAGAAATAGATGGTATTTTTGATGCCTTTGAAGACATGCGTACTGAATGGGGTGAGATGTTTGGTTATTTAGGTAAAAAAATGTCAGCGGATGACCTAGCTTCTTTTAAAACAGGTTTTGGTAAAAAGTTTGGTGACTATCTAGGATCAACCTACGAAGTATTTAAAAACAAATCTTTAATACCAATGTTTAATTTTGCACCTGGCCGAGAGGCTATTAAAAAAGGCATGAATATGTTTAAAGAATCTGCAGAAAAAGCAGGTAAAAAAATAACAGACGAACAAGCAGAGTATTATGTAAACCAGGTAGTAGAATCAGCAAGACCACCACAAAGATTATCTACTGCAGCAGAACAAAACGCAGGAGTTTATTTTAACGCACCAGATTTTTTTGGTAATAAAACTACATTACATGAATTAGATTTTAAAGGTAAAGGTTTAGCTATAAATGATTTAAAGCCAGGATCTAAACAAGTTGTAGAAGAAATACTTGGTAAGGTAGATGATCCTATGTCAACCATGTTAGCTGGTACTGGTAAATTATCTTTATTAACTAGACGTAATCAATTTTTTGATAAGCTATTAGATGAGTCTAATTTAGCAAGGGAAATAGATCCTAAGACTGGTAATAAAGTTTATCCAGAAAAAAAACAAATGTTTTTTGATGACGAAGCTGCTGCTGTAGAAGCCTTGGGCAACGGTAATGTTAAACTAGTTGGGTTTGATCCAGGCGGTAAAGTACAAATAGGTAACGCTGCACACAGATTAAACGGTATGTTTGCTCATAAAGGTATTGCCGATGCACTAGCAGAAACTAGCACCAATATACTAGGTGATGGTATGCTATCTAAACTATATCAAAATTTAATTTTATACCCTAAAGCTACTTCACAGCTTGCAAAAACTGTGCTTAGTCCTATTACTCACGTGCGTAACGTTGTTAGCGCTGGAGCCTTTGCTACCGCTAATGGTATTTTCTTTCCGGTAGAAGGTAAGGCTATGAAAGAAGCTTATAAGATGTTGCAGTTTGGTGCGCGTGGTGATGCTGAGGCTAATGCCATGTATCAAAAATTATTAAAACTTGGTGTGGTTAATACTAATGTGCGTCTTGGTGATTTACAAAGATTATTAACCGACGTTAAGTTTGGCGAGGGCACTAGTAATTTAACCGCGCTACGTGGGTTAACAAAAAAATTATCTAAACTTAAAAAAGGTGCTGAAGATTTATATACAGCTGAGGATGACTTTTGGAAAATTACATCATGGGCCGTGGAACGTAACAGATATGACAAAGCTTTTCGAAAAGCTGGGCTAACAGACTTAAACGCTTACGCAAAAACTAAAGGGTTTGACAAGTATGATGATTTCTTAGATGAGACTGCAGCTGATATAGTGCGTAACAACATACCTAACTACGACTATGTAAATGAATTTGTAAAAGGATTAAGAAAATTACCTATAGGTAATTTTGTATCTTTTCCAGCAGAAATTATGCGTACTAGCGCTAACATTTTATCACGTGGGTTTAGAGAAATAGCAGAAGAAATAACTTTACCTGATGGTAGAAAAGTTAAACCGTTTTCAAGCATTGGTTATAAAAGATTAATTGGTTTTGGTGCAACAACAGTAGCAGTGCCGGCAGCTGTAACTGAAACATTTAAAATGGCATACGATGTTGGTGAAGATGAAATGGATGCTTTAAGAAGATTTGTACCTGATTGGTCTAAAAACTCAACACTAGTTCCAATACGAGATAAAGAAACTGGTAACTTAAAATATGTAGACTTTTCTCATGCTAATGCATACGACACTATGCTTAGACCTTTCACTACAATAATGAATAATGTTAGAGACGGTAACAAAGACGAGTCGCCGGTTATAGAAAGCATGATGCGTGGTATGTTTGAAGCCACTAAAGAACTTGGTTCTCCTTTTATTAGTGAATCAATTTGGACGCAGGCAGCAACAGATATTATTGTAAGGGGCGGGCGTACTAGAACTGGACAAAGATTATACACGGACCAAACACCAGTTGGAGAAAAAGTACAAAAAATAGTAGGACACTTAGTTGAAGCACAATTACCAGGATCAATAGAATCATTGAAAAGAATAGATTTAGCAATAGAACCAGTTGACATAATACAAAGAGGTAAGTTTGATAAATATGGTAAGACTTATGAACTAGGAGATGAACTAGCAGGCCTTGTTGGTTTGCGTGCAGTAGAAGTTAATCCGGTCAATGCAATGAAATTTAAAATCGCTGATTTTAGAACGGGAATCAACAATGCTCGTCGTGAGTTTACACAACCCTTACTTAGAGGTGGACCAGTAACACCAGAACAAATTATAGATCGTTATCAAATTGCTAACGAACAAACTTACAAAGTACAACAAAACATGTTGAAAGATTATTATGCCGCTAGAGTTTTAGGCACTGGTGAAAATACTTTAGATAGAGAGTTTAAAGATAGGGTATCTAATATCCAATTAAATGCTATTAAGACTGGTAGGTTTAGACCTTTCATACCATCAGAAAACATAGTTAATTCTTTTGCAGAGAATGCTAGAGCTATTGGTCAACGTAGCCCGTACTTAGCAGCACAAAGAGAGATAGAAAGATTGTTAAAAGAATACAACTCATTACCATTAACATTGGAACGATTCCCAATATCAATTAATCCATTTAGCGTCGCACCAGAAGTGCCTACCGCAGGTATGAATTTAACTGGTGGTACCTTGCCACAACTTAATACACCGTTGCAAGGAACTACTATTGGTGGTATTAGTAATATTGGTAATACTCTAGCTAAAATAGAACAAGTAGATAAGGTATTTGATTTATAATTATGAATGATACAGTAAAAGGCATAGTACCAGAAGATGATAGAGAACATATAATTTCTCTTTACGGTCACATCAAAGGTGTCGAACGTGAGATTGATATTATAAAAACTAATCACCTCAAACATCTGGACGACAAAATTTCACACGTACATCTTGACGTAGAAAAATTGGGCGGTAAGATAGATAAGATCTATTGGGTAGTTTTATCTACAGTGGGGGCTGTAGGATTAATGGTTATAGACACATTGTTAGGAAAATTATAATGCAATTATCAGACAACTTTACATTAAAAGAATTAACTAAATCACAGACCGCGACGCGTAAAGGTATTGACAACGAACCAGGGACCGCGGAGATTGAGAATCTTATTCACCTAGCGAAAACCATCCTACAACCAGTGCGTGAGCACTTCGGTAAACCGGTTATGATATCTTCAGGCTATAGAAGCCCAGCGTTGTGCGAGGCTATCGGTTCTTCGGCTAAGTCACAACATGCCAAGGGTGAGGCAGCAGACTTTGAGATTCATGGTGTAGACAACAAGGAGCTTGCAGCGTGGATCGCGGCTAACTGTGAGTTTGATCAATTGATACTAGAATTCTATGACGGTGTAGATCCAAACTCTGGTTGGATACACTGTTCTAGTAAGACGGGAAGTTTACGAAAACAAACGTTGAAAGCAGAACGAATAGAAGGCCGAACTTCTTATTCCCCGATTCTACTTTAGATCCAATCTTTAATATTTTCCCCCATAATTTCATTAGCAATGTCCACCTTATCTTTCAATGATTTGATTATACGCTCATCTATAGTCTTTTCCGCGACCAAGTCAACGTAGGTAACACTGCCAGTCTGGCCGATGCGGTGCGCTCGGTCCTCTGACTGTAGTCTTTTTTCTAGATCATAATTGTTAGAATAGTAAATTACTGTGTTGGCAGCAGTAAGGGTAATTCCGTACCCTCCAGTCTGTGCATTTCCGACGAAAAAGCGTGTAGGGCCCTTAACTTGCTGAAACTGAGCAATGTTGTCCTGCCGGAGGGTAGCATCCACCCCACCGTGATATTCGACTGTAGAGGCCTCTCCGTAAGCTTTTTTTAACGCAGCGACTATATTTTTGATGTCTTCGCGGTATGTTGCCCAAATAATTGCCTTGCCGTCAATTTCTTCTATGCAATCCATCAAAGCAGTAATTCTATTATTTTTTATCGGTGTCACCGTACCATCGTCAGCTTTAAATGTGCCGCAAGTAATCTGATGTAGTCGTAATAAAGTTGTTAGTGCAGTAGCTGAACTCATGAGCTTACCTTTGTGTTCTGCAATCGCCGCTTTCTTCATCATGGTGTATTGTTGTTTTTGTTCGTCAGATAATTCTACTGTCCTGGTAGTAAATACTTTAGGTGGTAAATCTAAACAATCTTCTTTTAATACTCGATAAGAAAAACTATCTAGCTTACCGGCTAGTTCATCTAGTCTGCGATAACTATCTACAATTTGTACTTGACGACCACCAAAGTTTCTTTTGACCATGTGTGCATAGCGCGCACGATAAGAATAGTATGAGTCCAGTCCTAGATGTTTTTTATCTAAGAACATACACTGGGTGTATAAATCTAGTGGGGATTTTGTTACGGGAGAGCCGGTGAGTATTCTACGGTATGTTGCAAGATTCCCTAGTGTTAAAATATTTTTTGTTCTTTTAGCTGTCGGATTCTTGATTGTCGTAGATTCGTCGATTCCTATTAGGGCTTTCCCTGCTAACATGTTAAGGAAACTATGTGCAAAGTCCAGTCCTTTCTTAGTAGAAAATGCTTCTACGTTCATTATCAATATCTTAAGTTCTTTTTTCTTATCAAACAATGTGTCTAACTCTAGTTGTTTTTTCCTACTGTTAGTAGGTTCCCACAATACTTTAGTGTGTTTAACATTATCCGGTAAATGCACCGGTAACTCTATGTCATACCAGTTTTTGTACACGCCTTTTGGTGCCACGATTAAAGCACCGCGGATCGCGGCTTGTTCATATAAAATAGCTAAGTTATCCACAAGTACTTTTGATTTACCTGTACCCATTTCCATAAATAGGGCATAAGTTTTTTCGGCCCAGGACTTCTCTAGAGCCAATTTTTGGTGGTCATACGGTTTAGTTTTAAATTTATAATTTTTTATCATATCTTCTCTTGACATACTATATGGGATTGTTATATAAGAAGTCAAGATTAAATTAAAATAAGGAGAAGAATAATGGACGACAAACAAATCATAAATGTTTTACTTGCTAAAATACAAAAATTAAACCAGGAAATTTTACAGCATGAAATTAATGCAGCAATGAAAGACACAGACCTTGCTACAGCAAAAGAGAAGATAGCTGAGTTAGAAAAGACTGAAGACTTTACAGTAACAAAAGAAGAAAATAATTAAACACGAAAGGGTGGGAAGATGAGTAATATAACTCTAGAAGATTTAGAGGATGATCAACAGCAGTTGATTGAGAAAACAGATATTCAAACACTGGCTTCTTTTTGCCAAGAGCTACAGGCACACGAAGAAGAAATACAAAGACTTGAAGCGACGGTAAAAGAATATAAAGAAAAAGCAGACAAGATTAGTTCAGAGATAATACCTAACTTACTAGCAGAGCAAGGGTTGTCATCTTTGAAACTCGCTGACGGTAGCGGCGTTGATGTCAGAAAGACATATAGCTGTACTGTAAAAAAAGACTCGGTCGAATCAGCGTACACATGGCTTCGTAATAACGGACTCGGTGACCTTATTAAAAATGAGGTTGCTGTTCAGTTCGGGAAGGGCGAAGATAACAAGGCGGAGCAATTGCTCAACCTTGCCGCAGAAGAAGGCTATGAGCCTACCCAAAAACAAAAGGTAGAGCCCATGACTTTGAAAGCGCTATACCGGGAGCGTATTGAGGCCGGCCTCGATATGCCCTCGGAGTTCTTTAACACTTTTGTTAAAGATCAAACTAAAATTAGCCGGAAATCATGAATCAAATAAACAAGGAGAAAAGAAACATGACAGAGAAACAAGTAGCGAAGAAGCAAAACTCAAGCGTAGCTCTAGCGAGTATGTTTGAGGCAGATTCTAGCACCGGTTTGGACAATATGGGCGCAGAAGATTTAGCCCTGCCATTCTTGAGAGTGCTAGGACAACTATCACCCGAGATAAATAAACGGGATGCCAAATATGTAGAAGGCGCTGAGGCAGGTATGATATTTAATACCGTGACTAAGGTGGCATATGATGGCGAGAAGGGACTAAACTTAATACCGTGTTATTACAAACGCGAGTATGTAGAATGGTCAGATAGAGGACAGGGCACATCTGCTCCTGTTGCTATCCACTCAGTAAATAGTGGTATCATTAAAGAAACTACTAGGGGTGCAGATTGGAAAGACAGATTACCAAATGGTAATTATCTTGAAAACACTGCATCGTACTATGTACTTACTGAGGATATGCAGACGGCATTGATATCTATGAAATCTACACAATTAAAAGTTAGTAGATCATGGAACTCAATGATGAACAGTATCAAACTTGAAGGCAAGAATGGTCTGTTTACTCCTGCATCATACAGTCACGTGTATAACTTAAAGACAGTAGAACAATCAAATGACAAGGGAACTTGGTATGGTTGGACTGTGTCTAAGGTTGGTCCTGTACAGGATAAAAATCTGTACGCGGCTGCTAAAAGTTTTGCGGAGTCATGTAAAAGTGGCGATGTGAAAACCAAGCATAGTGAAGGTGAGTCTAAGTCGGAAGACGAAGTACCATTTTAACTGTGAACAGGTACCGAGCTAATCCCCCCGGCTCGGTACCATTTAGGGAGGATAGCACATGGCAGGGAGCAGAACAAGTTATCATAGACAATATTATCGCAAGCAAGCGATGGATGATCTTAGGAACACAATTAAAAACCTAAGACAAGATATGAAAATATTTATGCAAAGTCCTGAAGGCATTGCATACAAAAAAAGAAAACAAAAAGAATACGCTGTAAAGTATCGAGAGAAGAACAAAGATAAGTTAAACAAATATCAGAAGGAGTATCATAAATTATATGGATAGATTTAAGCAGATATTTGAAGGCAACAACAGCGCATACGGACAATTAATTTTAACTGGTGAAACTACCGACAAAGGTAAAGCAGTTGGCAAAGCGTTTATAAAACGTGAACCAATACCGGATCAGTTATGGCAAGACCATCTTGATGGTAAGGACCCAGCACTTGGTGTTATACCTATTAATGAAGACAACAGTTGTCGTTGGGGTTGTATCGACGTTGATGAATATAACTTAGATCACAAAAAATTAGCGGCCTCTATTAAGTCCCATAAATTCCCACTGGTAATGTTTAGGTCAAAATCTGGTGGTGCACATTTGTTTTTGTTTACTACAGAATTTATTGCGGCATCATTAATGCAAACAAAACTAAAAGTTATGTCAGAAGCATTGGGTTTTGGTGGTAGTGAGATATTTCCAAAGCAAACTGAGATACTTGTAGAACGTGGCGACACTGGTAACTTTTTGAATTTACCCTATCACGGTGGTATGCGTGGATTAAGATATGCTTTTAATGAGGAGTGTGAAGCTATGAGTTTGGAGGATTTTTGTAAATTTTATGAAAATTTTGTACAAACAGAAGATCAAGTACATGAAATAAAAATAGATAAAATACAAGTTAAACAAGAAGCTTTTAAAGATGGTCCGCCATGTTTAAATAAACTAGCTCAAGAAGGGTTTGGTGAAGGTTCACGTAATAATGGTTTATTTAATATTGCTATGTATCATAAACAAGCTGATCCCGATAAATGGCAAGATGCTGTGATGATAAGTAATGCTGAATATTTTGATCCGCCTTTGCCTTATAAAGAGGTTAATGATTTAATTAAATCTATAGGCAAACGTGGTTATGATAAATATAGATGTAAAGACCAACCTATTTGTGGTGTATGTAATGCTGCTAAATGTAGAACAAAAAGATTTGGTGTAGGTTTTGACGAAGAACAAATGCCCTCTTTAGGTAATTTAACTAAAATTAATTCCTTTCCGCCTCAATGGTTTTTAACTGTAGGTGATCAAAACCAAGAAGGTAAACGTATAGAATTAAAAACAGAACAAATACACAACCCAAATTTATTTGCCATAGCCTTATTAGATCAAGCTAATATTGTAGCACCTATATTAAAAGCAAAAGATTGGCGTGAAGTTTATTTAAAACCTTTGATGATGAACTTGCAGGAAATAAAACCTTTAGAGTCTTTAGATCCAACAGTGCAAATAGAAAACTATTTATATGAGTTTACTAGAAATCGTGCTGACGCTTTAACTATCGAAGATACCTTAGAGGGTATGCCTTTTACTGACGAAGAAAAAGGATGCACTTATTTTAAACTAGATGATTTTTATAGTTTTCTTAAAAAGAGTAATTGGGATCTAGATAAAACTAAAACAGCAAACCTAATAAAGCAAAATAAAAATATTTTTATAGAAGAGGATAGACCTACAATAAGAAACAGTCGTCCACGTCTTATAGTAATAAAAGCTATGCAAAAAATAAAAGCTAGTACTAGTAAACAAAACTACGATGAGGTTCCGTTCTAATGGAAGAAAGAAAAAAAGGTAAACCGGGTGGACCAAAAGAAGTAATATTAGGTCCACCAGGAACAGGTAAGACAACCAGGCTTTTAGATATAGTGGAACATTATTTACAAGAAGGTATTACTCCAGATCAAATAGGATATTTTTCTTATACTGTCAGAGCTGCGACTGAAGCATCAACCAGGGCTATTAAACAGTTTTCAAACTATATAGAAAAAGATTTTAAAAGTTTTAGAACATTACATTCATTAGCTTTAGCTCACATGCCAAAGTATAGAAACCGTTTGATGCAACCAGCTGACTACAAAGACTTTGGTAAAAAATGTAATATTAATTTTAATAATGTAACACAAAGCGAAGAAGATGGTGTTTTAAAAACTAGTAATGAATATCTAAATTTAATTAATTTATCTGTTATTACTAAAAAAAGTATTATTGAAGTGATGCGTGATAGAAATTATAGGGAATCCAATATAATTCCTGATAGAGCTGAAAAAATACACAGTGAATTACAAGCATATAAAAAAGCAAAAGGTTTAATTGATTTTAATGATTTATTAATTAAGTTTGCTGAGCTAGACTATGAACACATACCAAGCTACGAAGTTTTAATTATAGATGAGGCGCAAGATCTTAGTACAATACAGTGGGACGTGGTGGCTAAATTAGTTCACAATTCTAGAAACTGTCATATTGCTGGTGATGATGACCAAGCTATTTATGTTTGGGCCGGAGCAAGTGTAGATTTATTTCGCAACTTAACAAAAATACCAGGTATAAAAGTAACAGAGTTAACGCAATCGTATAGGGTTCCGAAATTACATTATTACTTAGCGAAGAGAGTTATTGAACGTGATGCGGGAAGAATACCAAAAAAATATTTGCCCGCGGACCGCGAAGGTGTAGTGGAACGACCTAGCACGATGTGGAATGTAGACATGAGGAGACCTGGTCATTGGTTGATTATAGCTAATGAACATAAATTTCTATTACAAGCAGAGGAAATGGTAAAACAAAAAGGTTTGCTTTATATATACCATAATAAAGGTGGTATATCAGATGTCATAATTAAAATTATAGGTGTGTGGGAAAAATTTAGACAAGGTGGTATAGAATTAAAAGGCGAACAAGTAAAAGAAATATACAAATACATGGGTAAGAATGTAGCTCATGGTTACAAAAACGGCAAGAAATCACCTGACGATTTGGATACATATGATATAATTAAATGCATTGAAGGTTTTGGTTTATTAACTAAAGATAGTTGGGACAAAGCTTTAATAGGTTTAAATGAAAGCGACATAGCTTATCTTAAAAGAATTCAATCTTCCGGTGGTGAAATAACAGGTGAAGCAACAGTAAGACTTTCTACTATATCATCTATTAAAGGGGCTGAGGCGGACAATGTTATTTTGTTTAGTGACATTGGTTATCCAACCTATGCTGCAATACACAAAGGTGATGAAGAAGCACATAGGAAATTTTATGTGGGTCTGACTAGATCAAAAAACTATTTAGCAATTGTAAAAGAAAATACAGGAGAAAGATCTTATGGCTACAAAATTTAATAAAAAAACACACGATCCGGTAAACTATCCAGCACACTACAACAAAGGTGGAGTACAATGTATTGATGCTATTGCTTCTATGCAAGGTGATGGTTTTAAATATTATTTACAAGGTAGTGCGGTTAAATATATTTGGCGGCACGAACATAAAGGCAAACCCATTGAGGACCTAGACAAAGCAATTTGGTTCTTGAACAAACTCAAGGAGCAATACAATGAGAAAAAGTAAATATCAACAACCTAAATTTTGGCCACCAACAGAGTGGCTACAGCCCCAATTAAAACCATTACAAAATTATAAAACTATAGCTATTGACTTAGAGACCAGGGATCCTGGTTTAATTAGTATGGGCTCAGGATCAGTGCGTGGCGACGGAGAGATTGTTGGTTTTGCTGTTGCGGTTGAAGGTTGGCAAGGTTATTTTCCAATAGCTCATGAAAACGGTGGTAATTTAGACAAGACTATAGTTACAGAATACATACAAGAAATTTTATCTACACCTGCGGATAAAATATTTCACAATGCCATGTATGATGTTTGTTGGTTACGATCAATGGGCTTTACAATTAACGGCCGTATTTATGATACCATGATAGCAGCATCTTTAATTAATGAAAATAGGTTTAGTTACACCCTAGATTCTATTTCTAGAGAATATGTAGGTCTTGGTAAGAATGAGAAAGTTTTACAAGAAGCAGCTAAACTGTCAGGAGTAAACCCTAAATCTGAGATGTGGCGTTTGCCAGCGCCAATGGTCGGTGAGTATGCAGAACGTGACGCAGAAGTAACTTTAAAACTGTGGGACGTTTTAAAACATCAAATTACAGAACAAGATTTATGGCAAATATTTAATACAGAAACTGATTTGTTTCCATGTTTAGTTGACATGAAATTTAAAGGCGTAAAAGTTGATGTTGAGAAAGCCTTTTTATTAAAAAAGAAATTTGCTAGTCAAGAAAAGAAAATATTAAAAGCAATTAAAGATGAGTCTAATGTTGACGTAGATATTTGGGCCGGCGCTACCATTGCTAAAGCTTTTGATAAACTAAAAATTAAATATAATCGCACGGAAAAAGGCACCCCAAGTTTTACCAAAAATTTTCTGGCAACACACACACATCCGTTGGCACAACAAATTGTGCAAGCTAGAGAGTTAAACAAGGCACACACAACTTTTATTGATTCGATAATAAAGCATGAACATAACGGCAGGATTCATGCTGACATCAACCAGATCCGGTCGGACGACGGGGGGACTGTAACCGGTCGTTTTAGTTATAGTAACCCCAACCTACAGCAGATACCAGCACGCAACAAGGATATCGGACCGTTGATTCGTGGATTATTTATTCCGGAAGAGGGAGCTAAGTGGGGTTGCTTTGACTACTCGCAACAAGAACCGCGGATTTTAGTACACTTTGCAGAAGTAATGAAGATGGAAGGACTAGAAACAATTATTAATTCTTATCACGAAGGTGATGCTGATTTTCATCAAATGATTGCAGACATGGCTGGGATTGATCGTAAACAAGCCAAGATAATTAATCTTGGTATTATGTACGGCATGGGTAAAAATAAACTTATGGGCGAGCTAGGTTTGATGGTTGAGGAAGCTGAACAGTTATTAAAAACCTATCATCAAAGAACACCGTTTGTAAAAATGTTATCTGATGCAGCGACACGCAGAGCAGAAGACAGAGGTAAAATAAGAACTATTGGCGGTCGGTTGTGTCATTTTGATATGTGGGAGTCGTATGAGTTTGGGGTCAATAAACCATTAAGTTTTGATGATGCTAAAGCACAATACGGGTTAGGTATGATGAAACGTGCGTTTACCTACAAAGCATTAAACAAACTAATACAAGGTAGTGCAGCGGACATGACTAAGATTGCAATGGTAGAACTATACAAAGAAAACTTTGTGCCACATATACAGATACACGACGAACTAGATTTTTCTGTCTACGACAAAAAACAAATTCAGCAAATTACAGAAATTATGGAGCAGGCAAAAACATTAGCGGTGCCTAATAAAATTGATTATGAAGAGGGCAAAAATTGGGGCGACATAAAATAATGGAACCAAGCAAACAACAAAAAGGTATTCGTGCTGAACTGTTGGCGGCTGTTGATTTTCTAGGAGAGCCCAATACACATGTCTATTACGATTTAGGTGGTAAGGGTCCGGTAGACCTTATTGTCGTGAATAGTGCTACGGGGACCGTGGATTTATATGATGTCAAGATGAAAAGTTATCGAATGCAAAAAGGTAAAATGACTATGATAAATAGAACCAAAAATAAATCAGCAAAAAATTTAGATGTTAAAGTATTGTATATATAATGCCGGGTGTAGAAAGGTTAGAACACCCGGCATATGAAGGTGAGAAGATTATTTTAAAATATATTATTATAAATACTTGTCAAATAAAATAAAATGACTATATTATCCCATAGTATAACACAAACAAGGAGAAAAAAAAATGCCAGATACAAGTAGATTTAAATCAGTTTCTGTGTCGACAAGCACACATAAACAATTGGAATCGTTGGCTAAATCACGATTTGAAGTGCCGGTCAGTATTCAGAAGGTAATAGAGTTTCTATTATCTAAAGAACTTAAAAGCAAAAAACGTGCCAAAGCTAGTTGAGACAATTTGCCCACGCTGTGACGGCAACGGCTATATTCGCATATTACCAGTAGTTGCTGGGGTGTTTGACAAAACCACTGAAATGGATTGTCCGATGTGCGAGGAAGAGTTTATGCACATGGGTATGAAAGTTACAACACATAACGGCTACGTTATGTTACCCATAGAACAGACACGACTAAATATTGAAGGTGGTCGTGAATCAAAAATAAAATGGTCAAGGGAAACCTTGCCAGAGGTAGGTAAATAATGCCATTAGACCCGGAGGACGAATACGGATGGTAGCATCATTAAGAATAAGACGCATTAACAACTGCAGAGATATGTTGACTAAAGTAAGTTGTCCACGCATGCGGTTGATGTGGAAAATGAATTACGAAAAACTGTTAAAAAAATATTGGGAGCAAGAAGGTGAAAGAATACTTAACGCCGCTGGGCAAGTACACTAATCTAGTCTTGTTACTATTAATACTGCATTTCTGCATAACAGTTATGGTTGTAAATTTTAGATATATTGATAAACTAAACACCACAATAGAAACAATGTGGCACGAGATAGAGCAGGTGAAGGAGACTAATATAAGCTTATTCCAATTTATCGAGGAACACGGAGATGACATTACAGGACGATAAAATTATGCGACATAAGATTCCGGATCGGATGATGAGTACAACTTTCACTTTACCGATAGATAATCGTAAAGTGGTAGGAATTGTAAATTACGTTGCCGATGATAATGGTATTACGCCGTTAGCCCTGTGGGTTAAAATTAAGCCAACGGATTCCTATATAGATAGAGAGCTACGTGCAAGTGGTAAACTCATATCAAGATGTTTGCAGCACGGCGAAGATTTAAAAGACTTGGCAGAAACGCTAAGTCAAGATAATATTATTGGACAAATGGTTCACTACTTTCAAAAGAATGTAGAAGATATAATTATGGGTAACCAGCCCGACAAAAAACAACGTATGTTATCGACCGATCCGTATGTGTCGATGATGAAGGAATAAATATGGCGCATCCAAGTGGTAGAGCAAAAACTGGATCTAAAAGTAAAATTGCTGCAACGTCAGCGGCACACAAATCACACACAAAAAAATTAAAACGTGGTGGTAAAGTTAAAAAAGGCAAGAAAAAATAATGGATACTGAAGAATTAGAAATATTATGGATTCCTGAGGGGGAAACTAAACATGTGTTTGTAGAGAGCACGCCGGACGGTGATAATATACCGGTGGACTTACCAGCAAGCACGGTGGATAGATTGTGTAAAAAGAAATTTGGTCACACTAACTGGGCTCGTATGGGTGCAGTGATGCCAGAAGAGTTACACCACAACCCTCATGAAATAGACTACCTAGAAGGTATTGTTTATTTCAAGAATCCGAGAATGGTGTGAAGCTATTAAATAAGTATGATTATCCCTCTTCTACACGAGCTAGTATTGAAGGGCTTCGACATTACAATGTCGATGGCTCTACAGAACGGCTACCCTCGGTTACGACGGTTCTTGGTCAAACTCAGGAGCAGAGTAAAAGAGATTCTTTACAACGATGGCGAGATAAAGTAGGTCACGAGACCGCCGCCAAAATCACACAAGAAGCCGCGAGCCGCGGTACGTCGATGCATATGTACCTGGAGAAGTATTGTCTAGGCGAAGGCTACCTGGATCTAACGGATGTTGGTAATGTCGCCAAGCATATGGCTGAAAAGATTGTAGATAATGGTATTGACAATCGGCTGACTGAGATCTATGGCAATGAGGCAACATTATTTTATCCCGGTTTGTACGCAGGTAGTGTAGATTTAGTTGGACAGCACGACGGAGACATTGCTATCATCGACTTCAAGCAGACAAATAAACCCAAACAACGTGAATGGATTGGTGATTATTTTCTGCAGATGGCGGCGTATGGCATGGCGCACGACGCGGTATACGGGACAAATATTGAGAGAGGGGTGATCATGATGTGTTCAAAAGATCTCTACTATCAAGAATTTGTGATAGAGGGGGAAGAATACCGGACCGCGAAGCACGGATTCCTACGTCGCCTGGATAAATTTTATAGTGATAGGGGTTAATATGTACTGGGTAATTACAATAATGTTAATGTTTCATGGCACTGACGTAACATTGGAACGGGAATACAAACTAAAACAGTTTAATGACGATTGGTCGTGTCATAAATTTATATATCAGAACAAGTCAACGCTGTTAGAACAGCACCTTCAAGAGTTTGGTGGGAGTTTAAAAAGTTGGGAATTATTCTGTGAAAGTAGATATGGAGAAGAAGTGTGACATTTATGCAACATTCTACCGCCGTACCTATAGTGGAGATTTTGACCCTACGATGTTTATTTTTTACGAACGTTTCAAACACGCGGTAATGGTGGTAATTGGGTTAAGTATATGATATTATTCAATAAACAGTCTACCACGCATCTACCGTTCTCTTTTTGTCCCGGTAGATTACAATCAATTTTTCCCAGTTTTTTCATACTTGGCGCGATAGAGTTTTTTCTCCAACTTTTTTTAACAGTGGGGGGTCAAATCCCCACTATACCACGACCTAAAACTAGGATATATTTCGATTATGAGTAATGATATACCACCTATGGTCAACGTAGTTTGGCTAGACACCAATGAATGCAGCTTATCTACTTGGCAATCTAAAGAAGAATTACTAGACAGTAAGTTTTGCACAGTTGACTCACTTGGTTATCTTATTGCAAACAAAGAAGATTGTGTAATTATTGCAGGAGACAAAGACACTTTTAACCAAGACGATATGTTTGGTAGGTCACAAGTAATTCCTAAGGGTATTGTGCTAGATATACAATACCTATCTAAAAATGAAGACAATAACTGAAGATATTCTAGACTGGTCTAAAAACTTTATAGAAAAACCTAATGAATATTTAGGTAATGTACCAGTTTGCCCTTATGCAGCCAAAGCTAGGCAAGATAAAGCCTTAAAAGTATTGGAAGTAACTAAAGACTATAATCTTATAGACAAGATTGTTGAAGGCACAGAACTAATTAAAGAACCTAAGACAGATATAGTTATTGTTGCCTGTAGTGATATACACATAACCGTTGAAGAACTAAACATACTTATACACGGCTATAATGTAGTGTTTGTACCACAAGACATATACCTGATGGCGTCACACCCTTACGACGACGACGAAGATGAACCGGTAGAGTTTTTAGAAACAGATAATTGGGAACCAGACAATGAATTTTTAATGGTATTGATACAAAATTTTGATAAACTAGAAAGAGCTAGTGACATGATGCGTAAAAAAGGCTACTATGATAAGTGGCCACTAGATTACTATGATGGCACAGTAAATAAACGAAAATCTTATAGGAGATATAGACATGGCAAAGAAGTTTCCAGATCTTACAGGTGATGGTAAAGTCACGCAAAAAGACATTCTCAAAGGAAGAGGTGTTGCACTTAAACGTGGTGGAACTGCTAAAAAGAAAAAAACTAAAAAGAAACGTGCTAAAGCTATGGGCGGCGGCATGATGAAAAAACGTGCTAAAGCTATGGGCGGCGGCATGATGAAAAAACGTGCTAAAGCTATGGGCGGCGGCATGATGAAAAAAAGAATGAAGCGAGGAGGACGCGCTAAATAATGGCTAAAGATACACACGTAACTAAAGACGGTAGAACAGCAAAAAAAGGTTTGTACTATTACATGAATCGAGCCAAGAAAAAAGGCACTAGCAGAAAAGGCAAAGGCACTGTTACTGACAAAGCATTAAAAGAATCTGCTAAAACTGCTAAGAAACCAGTTAAGAAAAAGAAAAAAAAGAAGACTAGCTAATGTCTATTGGGAGGGGGAACTTACCTAAGACCACCACTGGTCCAGGCACGACCAAAAAACCAAAAAAAGAAAAATATATTGGAACATATATTGATGGTGATTTGGGCGGTGTAAAAGTTTCTAACCCTAGCTATAAGAAATACTATAAAGGTATGATCTAATGGCAATAAGAAAAACTACAACCGGCAAAGGAGCAAACTATCGTAAGACTAAAGCCGGCGCTGGTATGACAGCTAAGGGTGTGCGTGCCTATAGACGTGCTAACCCTGGTAGTAAATTAAAAACAGCAGTAACAGGTAAAGTTAAGCCCGGCAGTAAGGCAGCAAAAAGAAGAAAATCTTATTGCGCTAGATCCGCCGGTCAGTTAAAAAGATCATCAGCAAAAACTAGAAATGATCCAAATTCAAGAATACGACAAGCAAGAAGACGATGGAAATGTTAAATAAAAATTGTGAAAAT